ATTTTTTTCTATTTATAACCTCGGTAGTAGCAGTTTCCTCGCCAAAAGTTTTTTCTTTTGGATTAACTACATACCCTTCTTTTTTATTTTCTACCCTTAGTTTACCTGTTTCGCTTGTTTTTACTGCTGTAATATCATTTACAGGGCTTAAAAAAAAGAAATTTACTACATTTATATTAAAGTTTTGAAATTGTCTGTAAGCAAAATTCCCTACACCTCCGCCACAATATTGAGCATATTGAGCATAATTTGTTCCCCAAGAAACGTCCCAAATAGAATTGTTGTTGTTGCCTGCATTATTTTTAGCTATGTCATATAATTGCTCATCAGTAAAATTGGTATTCATTTTAGAGATAGCACCAATAGTATATGTAGGCAAAAGCCCAACATAAGGTATATCATTAAAGTTTTCAAATGTACTTGGAGGATGAATAAGTTTCATGTGATCCCATCGCATTACTTTAATATTTTTGTTTGCATCATAATACCTTACAATACAAGCTTTTTTATCGGTTATTAAATCTCTATATATTAATGGTACTGATTCGGTATTAAAGTTGTTATTGTCAAAAACCCACTTTAAAGCAAGCTCCATAGCTTCTGCCTCGTCAAGTTTAAAGTTCATTTGAAGATGGAGTTCTTTTTCGTCCTCGTCTTCTGGAACAAACTTTCCTTTAGGAATTAATGGAATACCGGTTAATTTTTCTATTTCATCTGAATGTTGTCTTAAAAACATATCAGCCTTCATTTCAGCTCTTTTAGCATCAAACTTGCCTCTTGATACTGTATCTGTTGGGTTGCATTGAAAACGCCAAGGCTTATTGGTTAATTTTCCTACCATATTATCTACAATTGTAGGAATGCGGTCAACTGATGTATAATCTAAGTTTAAATATGAATTATCTCCAGAAATACCTAATCTACTTTTGTAAATATCCGTATTATAAATTCCTTCAGCAAATTCTCTATTAATTTGATATTGTAAATAAACAGGATTATTAACAGGAAAGTTTATAAGATATAAGCCATACATAGCTTTTACATACTCTAACCCGTATTTTGGCTGTTTTTTTTCTTCTAATGTAGCGAAATCACTAGGAAACGCCGAATATTTAACACTTGTATTAACCCCCATTAGGAAATAGTATTTTAACAAATTTAATTAGCAAATTTTTCAATATTAACTATGTAACAATAATTAAGCTATATATTCGCTTACATCACCATTAGTTCTATATTTTGGCCATAAATTTAAAATTTTTAATACCTGTTTCTTTGGAACAAATCCGCGAGAAGTAGTTGTTGCTAACATTGAACTTACTGTTAAATCGTAAGGCGTCCATTTTAATATATCAAATGCTAGCCAATCTTTTAACGTATCATCAAACGGCATATATCCCATCTCCCCTGTTTTTTCATTTACCCCAACATGATTTGCAATATAGCTTGCTAAATATTCTACTAATTGTTGTTGGGTTTTTCCGCCCGTGTTTGCAAGTCCAGCATCTTGAATTTTATCTCTGTTAAGATTAAATTCTTCCTCAGTCATAAATGCCGCTTGTAAAAGATAATTGTGATAATCCCTATTTCTAAAATAGTCATTACAATTCTTTATATTCCTTTCTGGAATTAATGGCCACCCAAAAAATACAGACTGCATTATACAATCTTCGTAAACCAATAGTGGATCGCGAAGCCTATTCCAATATTGCCCAATAAAAGCTTCGCTTAAATGTTTTGGTTGAGTGTAATCAAATTTTTTATAACCATGTGAAGCGGCTTTTGACTGCCTTCCATCTACAGTATTTACAGCAGCATAAGGATCGAGAGTAAATAACCCTACATGAGAATTTGCGGGAGCTTTCTTTCCGTTAATTATAGTAAATTTATTTCTGTCATTTACTTCAGGAAGCCAAACAAACTTATGCTTTGCCAAAACATTGTCAGGCTCTACTGGACACCAATTTACAATGCCGCAGTCCCTAACTCCGTTAGCCCACTCAAAATAACCGTGTATAATAGTTCTATCAATAGATACTATTGCATTATGTTCAATCTGTTGATGTATCTTGTCAATATCCCAGCACGTTCTTTCGTTTGAAGGCGATATAAACATATCACTCTCTTCCCTTGGAAACTGTCTTTTAAATTCGTAATAACCAACCATATCTCCAGCTTTCTTTAATCCTTCCAATTCATTAGCAATATATTCCGCGGCCCCTACATGAATCAATATTCCATTAATTCCCATAACAGGAACTTCCGGTGTTTCTATCACACTCATTCCATATTCATCAACAAAACCTTCCTGTCCATCAGCAGCATCTACAAAGTATCTCCATAACCCACTTACTGTCCTGTTGTTTTTTGTTTTTTTTGTGTGGTCAGAATTATTCCATATCGCCTCAAATCCCGCTCCACCACTTTCGGATTCATTTACTGTTGAGCCAAATAATATTTTACCTGTAATTAAACTTCCAAGAACACAACATCTTTTTGCTACGTTAAACCATTTCTCTACGGAAATTTCACGCTTGAATTTACCAACTTCGTCGCCACCAATAATTTTACGCTTAGAACCATCCATCGCATTTTCGTTTGGAGCGAAGGATTGTATCTCTGTATTTAAACTTACTTCTTTCTTTGAGGTTCGTGTTTTGTAGGTAATTCTTTGTTGTGGTGTCTTGAAAATAATTTTATCTTTTGGATCTTCCGCAGTATAAACTTGTGGCTTAAAAAATGAAGGGTAATTATTAAAGGCATTTATCCCTTTATTAAACATCTCATTAGAATCAATTACAGCTTTTGACATAATGCCATACTTTGAATCAAATGTTTTTCTTGCCCTGTTGTAAATTACAGACATCACCCTAAAAGAATAACCATCGCGCCTTAATTTACCATAATCTTGTCCAAGGCAATCGGTATCATTATCGCACAAATACCAATGATAAAACCAACGCTTATCCCTATCCCTAAAATCAGCATATATGCCATCTAACTTAAACCAATTTAAATAATGGTAGTGATCTCCTGTTATGTATGTGGCAATACCATTATTCATAAACCAAATTCCTTCAGTACATTTTCTGTCTTCTTCAAATGCAAATTTTTCAATTTCTACATTTAGTTCATTATACTTAACAACAAGACTGTTTATTGCTTCAACAATTGGATTTAACGATGCTCTGCTGACAGACTTTCCTTCGCGTTTATTTAATTCAAGTTTTCTTTCTTTTACCTCTAATTGTTTTTCAAGCGTTATTAATTCGCGTTCAATAAGTTCTACTTCCTCACTTATTTCTTTCCAATTATCCGGAAGCTCTGTTCGTTTCCATTTTTGCTTATTTTTAATTAGGTTATGCCCTTGAATTTTATTCTTGGCAGGCTCTTTTGGAAGAGTAAAATATAAGTCTTTATATAGATGTATTTTTTCCATCCTTATTATTTATAGCCATTTTTTCAGCAATACCAACTTTCTTATCAACTACCTTTTTAATAACTACGCCATCAATTTTATCAACCTCTTGCACAGTCATTTTACTTTTAAAGTATTCCATCTGCTCCCCATACTCCTTTAGCTGAGAAGCAAATTTAGCAATTGACTTATATTGCTTCTCTCCATCATCCGTTAGAATATCAATCTCAATAGTAGCGATTTGCTGATTACCTTTATCAACTATTCTCTTCAAAGAAAGGTATGAATCACAATATGTATTTTTGGTAAAGTTATCGAGTTTTGTTTCCAAATGCTCGATATATTCAAGGACAGATTTATCTTTGCATTTTGTTAGGTCAGGCTTATTCATTTAATTTAATTTAATTTTAATAATCAAATTTAAAATTAAATGGTCAATATAAAGGTTTTGTAACATTTTTGTAATAAAAAAGGAGAGTAAATTTCTAAACCCTCCTTTTTTAAAATTTATTAAAAAATTATTTACAACGCGTTTACTGTTGCAATAATAGCCGCTACTGTTTGAGTAGCTTCTAATTTTATAAACTCTGTTTTATGCTCGTCATAAAATATGTGTGAACTTGTGGTGCCAGTCAATATATCAATTTTTAAATTGTTAATATAACGAGTTCTACTAGGAATACTTGAAGTAGCAACAGTTGTTATGGCCAACATGTTGTCTGTTAAATTACTTAACGCAAGCGCTGTAGGGGCTGAACATAAATACACTTGTGGAGGATTTATTAACGCATCGTAAGTTACTGCTGTTATTACTGGAGCAGAGTTTGACAGAACATCAATATAAATTATTCGGTCAATATTAATATACAATATAATACCGGTATCTAAAGTTATAGGAGTTAAAATTCCAATAGCATTGCTAATACAAGCTGTAGCTATTGCTGCTGGAGTTTGGGTTACTCTTTGGCCAACTTTGCGGACACCTCTTTGATTAATATATGTTATTGAAGTATCATTCAATCCAATTGCTTGAAAAGAAATTATCTGACAAGAAGATACTTGGAATACACCACCTGATATATAGTCTGTTAGCGTAATTATTTTACTGCGATTGCTTGGCATGTCGTTTATTTTTTAGATTTAATAACAAACTTAAATAATAATATACGCTATCAAAAATATGTAACAAAAATATTGTATTATTAATTAATGGCAATTTAATTAATAATACAATATTTTATCATTTAGGATTTATTTCCACTAGCATTACATCACTATTAATAACCTGCGCTGCAACACTTGCTGCATTTTGTAAAGCGCATCTTACAACTTTTGCGGGATCAATAATCTTTGCCTCAATCATATCAACAAACTCTTT